GCCAAAATTTTTCCGCTTCATGTACTGCTTGTAGATGCTGGGCAGGCTCAACAGTTGCACCATCTCCGATGCGTCGATTATCTTGTAGCCTATCTCGTCGCCCATGTATCGGTGTTGCTTGTACCTGGGACGGTACTTGTCCATGTTTATGCGTGTGCTACGGCTCTGGTAGAAGACCTCACGTGCCAGGACCGGATGGTCCAGCGCCAGCCAACCCCTGTCGATCGCTTCCGCCTCTTCGTCCTCGTCCACTATGGCCATGGGTCGGCATATCACTAGATCCTGCTGTTCCTGTTTGCCCAGTGAGTGATCGAAGAGTAGTTCCATTGTGTGTTACTTAATGGATTGTCAGAGACGGCTTACGCCATCTGAAACTTCGCTTACGCTCGTTTCTTTTTTTAACTTACGCATTTTTAGAAAAACGTAAACGCAGTTTGCGTTCACTGTGGCAGATGATTAGTCACAATACGGCTATTGCTAGCCGTACTGACTGTCCTCTGTGGCGAGTCGACCAGTCACCATACATCGTTGCTTTCGCCGGGCGGTTGTGCTGTACCCGTTAACTCATACTTCCAACGCGAGCCTATTATGCCTTTGTATGATAATACATAATAAACCTGAGGTTGCTGTTTCTCAGAGCCTCATCATTTTTGCTGTTTGCATCAAGGGATTCACCTGTCGCTTGTTAGCCGCATTTCCCTGCTCACTGGTTGCGATGCTATGTTTGCCTGGGGGAAATTGTTTGTGCCTATCGCTTATGTTTATATGAGTTTTCTTTTAAGGTCAATCTTTTTGGCTTTAAATACCTCATGCACTGGACTTATCAAGGAAAAGAAATTACCAACATGCCGGAAGATGTTGTGGGATTTGTGTATCTCATAACAAACACAACCAACGGTAGGATGTACATAGGCAAGAAACTGGCAAGATTCAAAAGGTCCAGACCACCACTCAAGGGCAGGAAGAACAAGCGTAGGTACAAAGTGAATTCAGACTGGCAGGATTACTATGGTTCGAGCGATGATCTCACCATCGATGTCAACAAACTTGGTAAAGACAAATTCAAGAGGGAGATACTTTTCTACTGCAAGTCAAAGGCAGAACTATCCTACGTGGAGGCACGTGAACAGTTTGCACGAAAAGTTTTAGAATCAAACGATTATTATAATGGTCATATCCGTGTTAGGGTACACGGTAAGGGAATCCTCAAGTCATAAAAAACCCCCGACTTGTTGAAGCCGAGGGTTAATAGAATTGCAATTCAATTATTGATTACGCCGCCGCCTTGGCCGCGTTCTTAATTTCTTGAATTTCTTTTCTTCTTGCTTTGATCAGTTTAGATAATTCTGCTAGGGCCTTTCTGGCTCTGGTTGCAGAGGCTTTTACACCCTTATCAACAAACTTCCCGTTTTCTTCTGAGTAAGTTTGAATTGCTGTCATTATAGCGTCATGTGTTTCTGTTGACATAATTTACATCCTTCCTTTATTGTCGTACGATAACATTAATTAACATTAGTGTAATTAAAGCACGTAAGAAGTGGTTTTGTCAACATAAAAATTAAACAATTATGTCAACATCATTGGCATAGTTGGTAAAACCATTTTCTTTTACAACTTTTAATACAGAATTCACTCTGCTTACCAATTCATCTTTGTGAGATATTAAAAATATATTCTTTTTCTGTGTCCTACTCATGTCTTTAAGCACAGCCATCGAACTCTCAACACCGGATAAGTCCATACCAGCATCTACAAGTTCGTCAATAAACAGCAAGTTGATCTGTTGATAAAGACTTTCCCAGACATCTCTGAACGCCCAACTCAAACTTAATATCAATCTGTTCCTTTCACCTCTGGATAAGTTATCAAAGTCCAGTTCTCTACCCAGTTCTTCAATACGCACAGATAAGTCTGATTGGAAAGTTACTGTGTGTGGTAATTTTACTTTGCCTAAGAACCACGCTAATCTTTGATTCAAGTATGTTAAGTTCTGTTCTATAATTCTAGTTCTAATGAAAGAATCTTTTGCTGTTAATAATTTGTATAAAAATTCTTGGTGTCTGTGCAAGTCTTCTAGTTCGTTTGCCTTTTCAAAATCAATTTTTTGTATTGCTGTTTTAGTTAATTCTTCTACTTGTTCAGCATATGGATCTTGTTTCTTTTCATTCTGTTCTAGTTGTCTGTTGAGATCCTTCAATGATCCCTTGTGATTGTACGCTTCGTCCATCGTGTCGTAGTATGTGTCTGGTGTAACACCCAAGTCGCCAATTTCGTCTATGCCCTGTTGTATTTTTTCCAGATCACCTTCAAGTTTTGAACTGTATTCTTTAGATTCAGTCAATGTTGCTTTAAGTTTGTCTACAAGATGAGTGTGCTTGTCGTCATGTAATTCTTGCTCACAAGTTGGACATTTTTGCTGTTCTGCAAACTCTAAGTCTGACACAGTTTTATCCACTGTGCTTTTTGCTTTTGTGTATGAATCCTCGTGATATGCTTTTTCTTTTTGTAAACTTAACAACTTAATATAATTTTCATTGTGTTTCTGCAGACGTTTGTGTGCATCCAGTTCTGCTTTGATATCAACTTTTTCCAGTTCTGCTATTGCTTCTGCAAAACTTTTTGAATCCTCTTCTTTTTGTGTTTGCCATGCACTTGATCTTATTTTTAAACTTTCGATTGATTCTCTAATTTTTTCATTGGACGATTCTTTGGCATCTATTTTTAATTTTTCTTCAGTTAGTATTTGCTTGGTTGCTTTTTGCTTTTCTTTAAGCAGATCTGCTTTTTGTGAAAGCAACGTTATACCAAGCAACTGCTCGATGATTTCCCTTTGTTCGTTTGCTTTGGTTGATAAAAACGGTTGTGTGTATGTGTTTAATGCAATTATGTTCTTAAACATAGAATGGGTCATGCCCATCAGTTTGTTTATTTCAACTTGCGTTTCTCTGTTCTCACCTTGTGCTTCGTTGCTTTCAACATTTTGTTCAATATTATTTGCATAGAATCTAAATACCTGTGGCTTTCTTCCACGTTCTATTGTGTACTCAACATTGTTTTTTACAAACTTGACACTAACCAACATTCCTTTTTCGTTGGTTTTGTTTACAAGGTTATCTCTTCTTATGTTTGTTAGTGCTTCACCAAAGAACACATATGATAGTGCATTGATGATTGTAGTCTTACCAGTACCATTCCTAGCACCAGCATCATCCCCGCCCAGGTCCATGTTCTCACCAATAACAAGCACAAGGCTTTTGTTAGCAAAGTTTATCGCCTGAGCCTGGTTACCCACACTCATAAAGTTTTTTACTGTAAGTTCTTTAATCGTTAACATGTTTTTTGTGTTTTGCTACCCATTCTCTGTATCCACGCAACCATTCTTCTTGGGTAATAGGTTTTGCCAACTCATCTAACAATGTTTTTTTGTTATAGGTTGGCTCCTCGTATTCACCTTTTAATACTTTTATCAATTTCCTTTTACTAATACGTGACATCTAGATCATTATAGATTGCTGTTAATATGTTTTTGTCATATGTTTCAGAATCTACTCCTTGTAGTTGTTTGATTACAATTTGATCAACGCTGTCAAATTTTTGCACTTCAACAGTTGGTTGTTGTGCTTGATCAATCTGCTCTGGTATTAGTTGCAATTCTCTTAATTCATATTTGTCAATAAAAGTTTCTCTTACAAAATTTGCTTCTTCATAGGATATTTTTACGTCAAGTGTAACTCTGACATACATTTTAGGTTTTAAATATTTCTCTGGATCTTCTAGTAACTGACTTATTTTAATTGTGATGTATCTTGGCATATCCGGCCAATTGATATATTTGGGTTTCCCACCATGTTCTATGATCATCATTCCTCGGTCGTCATCCCAAGCATCTGCATAGTTGTGTGGAAATGCATTACCCATGTAGGTCACATTTTTCATTTGCTGTCTTTTATGGAAGTGTCCTGAAAACACCTGTCCGCAATTTGCAAAATGATCAGTTTGTATTCCGCCAACATCTGGCATATCTACCATGGCATTCATTTTAAAGTATGGCAGTTCAAAGTGTCCAAACACATACTGTTGTTTCATTTTTTGAATCTTTTTATACTCGTCTCCCACAATCCATGGTATGATTGCAACGTCATCCTCTACTATCCACTCGTTCACAAGATGTATGTTTGGAATGTTTCTAATAAACTCCATGGAATTGATCTCTCTTTTTTCTCTGTAGAATAAATCGTGATTACCCATTATCACGTAAACTTTTTCAAATGCGGCACCCAGTCTCTCCATGTTGGACACTGTATAGTTCATTGTTGAAACATTTGTCGCTGACCTGTGATGGTGCCAGTCGCCTAGGAATATACAAGTCTCGCAACCATGTGACTTGGCCTGTTCTATGAACCAATAGATGAATGCTTCGCAGTCGTCGTTGTGTATACGACTGTTGCCCTTCATCCCAAAGTGTATGTCTGTAAAACAAGCAACCTTCTTAAAAA